AAGAGGGACGGTCATCGTATCTGCAAATCTAAAGGCAGAAGCCGGGACTAACTAATGGCAACCCCTCAGAATCAAAGTATTCCGACCTCTCCCTTGTCAGACCAAGCGGGTCGGCCCACGCGGGCGTGGCAATTGTTCTTCTTGAATCTTCTAAACTTTACAAGTAGCACCACGGCTACGGCTGGCTCTGCAACCCTACCGGCAAACCCTGCGGGGTTTATAAATGTCACGGTCAACGGGGAATCTAAAAAGGTTCCGTACTACGATGTCTGAGCTTTTAGAACTTGCCCCTTTTATTGAGAGCGTTCCAACAAAAGAACAGATAGACCGCCTCCAAAAAGAAGTGATGCTTTTCCCCCAAGCGGAGCTAGAGACTGAGCATTACTTCTCAGACGGTATGTATTGCAGAAAACTAATCCGACCGGCGGGGACGCTGATTGTTGGTAAGGTTCACAAAAAAGACCACTTTTTTCTTTGTGCCTCTGGTGAGATAATCGCGTGGACTGAAAAGGGCATGAAACACCTAAAGGCTGGGGACGTAATTGAGTCTAAGCCGGGGACTAAAAGGGTTACGTTAGCGGTAACTGACGCAATAGGAATTACGGTTCATAAGACCGAACATACCAATTTGGATGAGATTGAAAAGGAACTAATTGAGCCAGACGAACTAGCTTTGTTTGATTCGGGCAATAAATTAAAACCTTTGGAAGATATTGAACGCATTATGAGGGCTATAACATGAGTTGGATGGTCACATCAGCAATAATGGGTGGCTCTAGCATTGCTAGTGGCCTAATTGGGGCTAGGGCATCAAAGAAGGCGGCAGAGCAACAAGCAGCCGCAATACAACAGGCGGCAGCGATCCAAGAACGTATGTACCAGCAACAACGTGCGGATCTGGCTCCCTACCGGGACATTGGCTACCAATCACTAAAAGACATCACCGCCCAGAAACCTTACCTAACGGGCAAGTTTGAGGACTACCGAGATCAGTACCTAGACCCCAGCATGGCGTTTAGGCTAGGGATTGGCGAGCAGACCACCCAGCGGGCGGCTAACGTAGGGGGTGGGGCTCTAAGCGGAAACACCCTGCGGGCTCTCCAAGACTACTCTCAGGGACTAGCCTCAACCGAGTATTCCAACGCATTTAACCGGTTCCAGACCGAGCGCGGGAACATTTACAACACACTAGCCAACATAGCCGGTATGGGTCAGAACGCGGTCAATACGGGCGTTCAGGCGGGTCAGGCAACGGCTCAAAGTCTTGGGCAGTTGGCGGTAGGTGGCGGTCAGGCTCAAGCTGCGGGAACAATCGGAGCAGCCAACGCAATCGCTGGCGGCATAGGTGGGGTAGGTAATGCGGCTCAAATGTACGGGCTTGGGCAAAGCGGATTTTTTAACAGACCCGGACAAGTAACAACTCCAGCAACTTAAGAGGCTGAAATGGCAGACTTTGGCATAAATCCAAACATAGCGATGGGCTTTCAGGGCAGTCCAGCCAATAAGCCTATGACCCTAAACGAGCTTGTTGGCTTATCACGAAATGTGATGGAAACATCACGGCTGGCTGAGTTGTATCCAGAGCTGATTAGAGAGAAAAAAGCCCAAGTTTCAACTGCGGAAACTGGCGCGGCTAAGTCTGCAATGGATTTAAGGCTTGCCAAGATCAAGACAATCTCTGATGGTCAGATTTCAATGATTATGAACCCCCTGATCCAACAGGCTGAAGCTGACCCTAATAGCGTAGACCGCAAGGCGTTAGTTGATCTAGTTACCCAAAACGCCATCATTCAATCAAAAAACGCTGGGATAGATTGGGAAAAAGAGGGCAAGGAACTAGCCCGACCATATATCGAAATGGCGGCAAATAACCCCGGAAACCTAATGCAGTTCTATAAAGAACGGCACATGGCAGGGTTGGATGCCGCGTCAAGAGCATCTGCGTTTGCTGAAGGCAAGGGCGTTGGCGTATCGACACTTCCAAGAAGGAGTCGAACTGGTGTAACGTCTGAGCAGATGACCGCCCCAATACGAGGCCAAGACCTGACCGTGGCCCCGGTAACAGAAAACCAAGTTGGCATTTCTGCTATTCCGGGTTCGACAGCTCAGATGGCTCAAGGGCCAGCTCAAGGGCAAGCTCAAGGGCAAGCTCAGGCAAGGATGCCCGTTGGACAGATGGTTCAGCCTCAGACCACTAACTACCCGCTGATATTTGACGTTCCAGAAAGAGCTGGTATCCAACGACCAAGACGAGAAGGTGAGACTAAAGCAATTGAATTTGGTCAAACCTTGCGTGACCAGTTGGCAGAACGTCAAGTAAATATGACAAAAGCAAGAGAAGATGTTGCAAACGTCATACGTTCAGCTAATGACTTAATAAACAAAAAAGGTTTTATTCCAGAAACCGGTGCTGGAGGAGAACTTAGAAGAAAATATGCTTCCTTAGTAGGTGATCCAACATATCAAGAACTAGAAAAAAATCTTGCTCAAGTAGTTTCATCAAATCTTGCAGCATTAAAGGTTGGTGGAAATTCTGTCGCTGGATTAGAGCTAACTAAAGAAGCTGCTGGAAAACTTGGTTACGACCCAACGGTTCTTCTTAAAATTGCGCGCAGAGCAGACGCAGACCTTACTAACATAGACATGATGGCAACCGCTTTACAAAAACACTCTCAGCGTTTCGGAGATGCTAACGCACAACGGTTTACTAAAATGTGGAGTGACAATGCCGATAGCAAAGTGTTTCAAATAATGAACATATATCGCGATATTGAAGATCCAAAGTTGCGGGAAGCTGCCGCCGCTGAAATTGTAAAAGATAAAAGTGAAAGCGAGCGTAAAGTATTAACCAAAAAGTTTCAACGTATTGTTGAATTAACTGAAACTGGAGACTTACGCAGATGAACGCTCGCGACCCGTATCTCCATGAAAATCTGACACCAGATCAAATAACTCTGATTGAAGAAGGTATGAGAAATACCGTAATAGATGGTATTCCTTTGAACCCTAGAGATACAGTTAGCAACCCTGAAAAGTTCAATTCTTATCCGTTTGAAATGCGGAAAAGAGCGTTTGAAATGTTGCCTAAACTGGTTTCCGGTAGGGATCAGTATGTGGACATGGCTACTGGTCAGGACGTAGGATCAATCCGTCAAGTTGGAATGGGCGGTAATGATCAAATAATTGATTTAATTATGAACGCTGGAAGGCCAAAAGCCTCGCCAGCTCCCACTCAATCTGCCCCAGCAATACTTCAACCATCAGCAGAAGAACCAGCTAGCACAATGGTTCAGGGTCAAGTAACCCCACAATTGCCTAGAGAACAACAAATCTTACAGGCTGCGGTTCCAAGCGTTAATTTAAGTAAAGCCAATGTAGAACTAGATCCGATTAGCAGTTTAATTATGAACGCTGGTCGGCCAACAATTAAAACCGAAGCTCCGCAAAAAGCTCAGCCAAAGTCATTTACAGACTACTTAAAAGGTACTGGCGAGGCGGCATTGAGCATGGTCAGTTCTGGGGTGGTCGCTCCGATTGCGGCTGCGGAACAACTTGTTCGTGGCGGGGCAAAACCCGGAGCGCCAGACTATTTTAGTAAGCGCATGGAAGCGGCAACGTACCAGCCAAAAACAGAAGCTGGTCAGGAAATACTGCAAGGTGCGGCTAAAGTATTTGAGGAATCAAAACTACCACCAGTATTGACCCCTGAATTTTCTGCGCTATCAAGGACTAGGGTTCGTCCGTTGCCGGGGGTCAAAGTATCACCGCAAGCCGGGGTTGAGGCAGGACTTCCTCCGGGCGTTCCAGCCAGCGCGGTACAAGGTGCAGCACAGGCCGCTGGCAGAACTGAGCCTACTTTTGGAAAACCAAAAGTTAGCTATGCTGAGTTTCAACAACAATTACAAGAAAAACGTGGTGGCGCAACCGCAGATTTACAAAGTGCTTTTGAAGCAAAAAAAATGCCTTCAATGGAACAAACGGGTGCTAATCCGTATTTTGGAAAGTTTACCGGCGAGGAAAGAGTTAGAGGTCAATTTCCTCAAATAAAAGAATCCAAAATGGCTAATGATGTTCCAGAATCGGAACAGTCTTTTAGGGCTCAAGTAGTTACGGAAATTTTAGGCGATCAAAATGTTCGTCCGGGCGTTATTACTGGAAACGAACAAACCCTACGAAATGAGTATGCAATGGCTAAAAAAGCCGGAGATACTCCAGCCGGTGTAATTTTGAGAGATAAAATTGCACAAGAACAAAACGCATTGTCCAACTATGCTTTGGCTAGAGTTGAGCAAAGCGGAGCAAACCCAAACCTTATTTCTCCCAATGAGCGCGGAACTGTAATAAATAACTTTTTTTCTGGAAAAACAGAACCCGGACAAACTCCAACAAGTTTGACTGGATTTTTTGCAACGGAAAAACGGCGTTTGTACGATGAAGCGCGAGATAAAGTTGGAGCCAATCCAATTACTACAACAAACGTAGATCAATTACTTCAAAATCCTCAATTTTTAGCCGGGCTTAAATTAACTGGTAACGAAAAAGTTGCTTCTGGCGCAAAAGATTTAATTCAATTAGCTAAAACCGTAGGATTTGAAGATCAGTTTAATCAATTTCATGCACCAAATACTATTGGCGCATGGGACGCAGTAGGAAAATGGTTAAATTCAAATTGGACAAAAGAAAACGCCAAAGTTATTAGAACTATAAAGAAAGCTATTGATGACGATATTGCATCTGCTGGTGGTCAAGGTTTAATTAAACGTGCTGACCAGCTTCACCAAATGGAAAAAGATATTTTAGGTTCCAAAGGAATTAAAACTATTTTTGGTGAAATAGATTCTAACGGCGTTGAAACGGGTAGGCCATTAGATACGTTACCTAAAAATTTAAATGAGTTGCCATTTTCTCAATGGAAACACATTTATGACACCGCAGACAAACTTACAAAAGGTACGTTGACTGGGCCAATAGATCCCAAAACCAAGCAACCAAAATGGACAATTACTGTTCCAGAAGAAGTAAAAATTTCTGCTCAACAAGCTAAAAATGAAATGCTTGGAAGTATTGCGCGTGAAGTATATGAGGCTGGCGCTGGAAAAGCTGGAGCGTGGAATCAAAATTCCACAAACAAAGTATTAAATGCTAGGGCAGATAAAATTCGTTATGCCTTTCCTATTGAAGAACAAAAAGCATTTAACAAATTAAACTATGGTGGGTATTTTATGCCCGGAGTTCATAGTTATGAGGGCGCAGCCTTACAAGAGCGTAGACTTGGTTTGATTGAAAAAAACTTGCCGCGAATTGGAATGGCTGTTGGAGGCACAGTTGGAACGGCAATAAGCGGCCCCGGCGCAGGATCTGCAATAGGCGCTTATATTGGCGAACAAATTGGCACAAGAAAACAAACCAAAAAAGCAATAAAAGCCGAACAGAAACGAGCCCAACAGCTAGAATCAGAAATGAAAAAATCTGGCGCTAAAGCCAAAACTATACCCTTAAGTGAAATTGGGAAGGAAAAATAATGGCAGTCAATCTTTCGCCAATCGGCAACGGATTTCAGTTTTTTGATAACAATGGCGCACCACTAAACGCCGGTAAGATTTATACCTATCAGGCTGGGTCGAGTACGCCTTTGGCTACTTACACCGACAACGCCGGTCTAGTTGCGAATACCAATCCCATCATATTGGGAACGGCTGGCAGACCGCCAAACGAAATTTGGTTGACTGACGGGTTCTTTTATAAGTTCATCCTAAAAGACTCATCAGACGTAACCATCCAGACCTACGACAACCTATACGGAATCCTTGGGGTAATCCCGGCGGTTGCGCCGTCATCAGTTCCGTCGGGGTGTATTTTGTTGTGGTCGGGTTCCATTGGGTCTATCCCTGCGGGGTTTTTGCTTTGTAACGGATCTAACAGTACACCTGACCTAAGAGACCGGTTTGTCGTTGGTGCTGGGTCAAGTTACGCAGTAGACGCTACCGGAGGTTCTGCTAACGCTATCGTTGTAAGCCATAACCATACGGCTACCTCTACTGTTACCGATCCGGGTCACGTCCACCCAGCTCAATTCCAAGCGGCTGGTTTTGCGCCAACTCCGGGTGGTGGTTCAAACACAACTTCTGCGGGTAACACTTCTAGCGCGGTTACAGGCATCACGGTTGCAACCACAGTAGCAACTTCAGGTACGTCAGGAACCAACGCCAATCTACCCCCGTACTATGCCCTGTGCTACATCATGAAAAGTTGAGCATGGATTGGCAGACCGTTATCAATATTGGGTTGGGTGGTGTCTTGGCAGCGTTGGGCTGGTTTGCCCGCGAGATATGGGACTCCCTCAAAGAGTTGCGTAAAAACACCCATGAAATAGAAAAAGAACTGCGTGAGCTTTATGTCCGCAGGGATGACTTGCGAGAAGTTAGGGTTGAGATGAGCGCAAGGTTTGACAAGATAGAGAGTTTAATCGGGTCGCTATATGATCGCTTAAACGACAAGGCAGACAAATGAATTATGAGCGACATAGACCCAATCATTACGGCAGCTCAACAGGCTACCCAAGGCATAAAGTCTGCCATCAAGTCTGGTCGTGAGATCAGCCAAGCAGTAGAGTCCATTCAAAACTTTGGGGTTGCGGAACTAAAAGCCCGCCAAGCCTACAAGCTAAAGACCAAGACCAAGACTGACGAGGTCACGATTATGACCGCCATGAGTGAGTGGAGACGGCTATATCGGATCAAGCAAATGGAGGACGAAGTCAAGGAACTACTCTGCCAGCAGTTTGGCGAGGACGAGGGCCGTATTCAGTTTGGCAAGGTCTTAGACCTAAAAGAAAAGATGCAAAACGAGGTTAGAACCAATAAACAAGAACTGACCGATGACCTAAAACGCTGGCGGTCAGTCCAAGTCTACGCGGTAGGCATGGCTACCCTATTGGTCACCCTGTACTACATCTACAAGGGTCATCTATGAGCGAGCAACAAGACACCCTATCAAAGGTCTTAGCCTATGTGGACAGCCCGTTTAAGCTATTTGCGTTGATCCTAATGGCAATCCTAGCGTTTGCTGGGTACATCGTTTACGACCATAAAGACCTAATCGTTGGGACTTACAAGGAACACCAGAAGCTCCCCCAAATAGCCGAAGGTCGGGTCGATGACGCGGCTACCCATTTATTCAAGCACACCAACGCCCAAGTGGTTGCTATCTTCAAGGTCAACCCCCTGATTGGCTCGCGGGTCTTGTACCGCGCCTACACAAAAGAGGGCCGTGACAAAACTATGGAGGGTTTAGACGTTGGCCTATTTACGAGCAACGCCAGTAACAATAAGGACGTAGTCGCGCTTATGGCTAACGAGATCCCCTGCGGGGAGTACAAGGCCGCGCAGTCCGAGGTGGGTCTTTGGTACATCGAAAAGGGCATGACCTTTGGGTGCAGGGTGAGCGTCCCCCCCGACCACAGCCGGTTCATAGGCCAGATTACCGTGGGCTGGGCTACACCGCCCGCCAACCTAGACCAAGCAAAAACCATGTTGCAGATTGCCTCAACCATCCTAGCAAAGGAGAAAAAATGATTGGCTTAGATACAATTTTGAAAATTGGCGAGAAGGTCTTAGACCGTGTTATGCCTGACCCTGCCGCCAAAGCTGAAGCGCAAGCTAAGTTACTAGAACTGGCTCAAAAGGGTGAGCTCGCCCACCTAGAAGCTGACGTTAAGAAGATGGAGATTGAGGCCAAAGACCGGGACTCAGCTCGCGGTCGAGAGGCGGCAATGGCCTCTGCGGATGTCCACCCTATTACCAAGAACATCAACTCAATACTGAGCTTGGGGGTCATTACCCTGTCGTTTATCCTTTTTGCAATCCTAATTTTTATTGAGGTCAAGCCAGCCGCCAAGGACATCTTGATCTACATTTTGGGCGTTTTATCGGCTGCGGTTACCCAAATCCTGTCTTATTACTTTGGGTCTAGCGCCGGTTCCAAGGAAAAGAGCAAACAGTTAGATGATCTTTTGGAGTCCAAATGAACCTATCCGAACACTTTACCTACGAGGAACTGACCCGAAGCGAAACTGCCGAGCGTAACGGCTGGCTCAATATCCCCTCAAATGCGGAAAAAGAAAACCTAATCCGTCTCGCGGAGCTACTGGAAAAGGTCAAGGCTGCGGTCGGGGGGAAACCCATAATGATCAACTCAGGCTACCGGGGTAAGCAGACCAATGACGCGGTGGGGTCTAAAGACACCTCCCAGCACCGGCTTGGCTGTGCGGCAGATTTACGGGTTCCCGGCATGAAGCCACGGGAGGTCGTAGAGGCTTGTATAGCGGCCTCCGTGCCTTTCGATCAGATCATCCTAGAGTTCGATAGCTGGACTCATATCAGCGTCCCAAACACCCCAGAAACGTCCCCACGCGGTCAGGCGTTAATCATTGACCGGCAGGGGACGAGGACTTACAGTTAAGACGCTTTCTCTTTGCCCTTACGGGCCTTACGACCCCCTTTTCGGGGGTTCTTTTTTAGTACAGCGGGGCGCAAGTTACATCGATAACTACGTCCCTAGTTACCCCTCCCACGGCTCTCCGACCGTAGATAACCACAGCCCTAGTCCTAGCCGCCTGACAGTCCTGAATGGCGTTGGCGGTCTCCAAGCGGGTCATGGCGTGGACTTCTTTATCCACGATGAGCTTCTGAGGCGGTGGGGTAACGCTATAGTCCCCGGGGTTTGTGGTAGCGCACCCTGTCAGGGCGAGAACTATCAGTAGTCTTTTCATCTTTTTTTTCCTTTTGTGAGCAAACAAAGCAGACCATCGCGATCATCGCAATCATCCACAAAATAAAAAACCAAATGTCGGCAGCGACTAAGTGAGAGACGAAAGTCATGGTTCACCTACCTCCTTAATATTGACTATTACTTGAACTGGTTTGGCCTTGTAGTACCAGTACAAGTTCCTAGCCAGCCACTCATTAGCCGCCCGCTGGGTTCTAAATGTCAAGTTCTTGAAGGCTTCTTGTGGCATCGCACCATGTTCTATCTGAACGTAGCGGCCTCTTGAATCCTTAAGAGCCCAGCACTTAATCCTGTTCGGCATCTGATTTTCCGATTGAGGTCAGGGCTTGCGATAACTGCCAGCGCATATCCAAAATAATTTGCGTAATTTTTTCGTTATCGCTAAACGCCGGGGTTCTAGTTAGGCGTTTTAGTTCTGACAGGTTCAGGTCGAGCTTAATAATTAGTGACGAAATATCTTCCATAAAACCTCCTCAAAAAGGCACGTCATCAATTAGGCCGGTGGAGTCAAAGTTTTCTTTCGTCTCCTCGCGCACCTTGTCTCGCGGGGCTCCAGCGAACTCCAGCTCATTTAACCGCGCCCTGAGCGAAGTACCCGTGGTTCCGTCCTTGCGCTTGTATTCCTCAAGGTGGGGCTCAGACAAGGTCACAAAGAGGCTCTGGCCCTTGATTAGGTGAGATTGGAGCTTCTCCACGCGGTCACCCCACATGGTCGCGCTAATCCATTGCGTAGGCCGCTTGCCGTCCGCACCCTTTTTACCGTAGTCCATAGCCAACGATAGATCCATTACAGGTTTCCCATCACCGGTATAACGAATTGCTGGGTCTTTACCGATTCTTGCCAATCCAATTAGTAACATTTTTAATCCTTATCGAAATAAACTGCTTTGTTGTTGTAGAAATCAAACAGCGCCTCACACTCAGCCAAGAACTGCTCTGCCGCTCTCTCGACCACCTTTATTTCTTCCGGGGTGGGTTTGAACTTCTTAATGAACAGATCCTTGCCCTCACCCATACGCGGGTCGTAGGAAACGAACCAGACCGCCTTACCCGTGACCGCCGCCTGAAGGGTCATCTGAGGTTTGTATTCCGCAGGGACTTCTTGGTTGGCGATGTACTTCATGTGGGTCTTAGTTTTGGGGCATTTAACTTCTATGAGCGACCCGTCCGACACGAATCCGTCCGGTGAACAGGCCAAGAAGGGAATACTTGGATGGTCAATCAACGGGGTGTCCGTGACTATCAGGCCGGTCACAGACTCAAACCTTTCCTTAGCTGCGGCCTCTTGTTCCACCCCCCATTGCATATCAGAGGTGGTGTACTTGTCCGCAAAGGTATTGGTAATCCGTTCAGCCACAATCTCATAGCGTAGATTCTCGCGTTCCGTGGACTCTTTCCCAGACTTTAGGAAGTTCATAGCCGCCGCCATACGCGAGGCCGTGAGCTTGCCCAGACGGGCGTTCCACCAGTTGCCATCAAGTTGGAATGGGTTGGCCTCACGCATCTTTAGCCCCCTTTAGTTCTGCGCCCTTGTGCGCGGCCTCAGTCCTAACCAACTCACGCTCCTCCGGGCTCAGAGCTTTCCAAAAGACTGAGAGGATCTCAGGGCTAGATGCCTCATTGATCAACTTCACAAGCTCTGCCTTGGACTTGGTAGCACGTTTAGGCTTGGGCTCTACTGGTTGGGCAGAGTCGATTGCATCGTGTTCGACAATCTCCAAAGCTGAGACCCAAAGGTATCTGCGGATATAGGTCTGAACCGCGCCAAGGTTTTGCACCTCATGGCAACCTTTGAGAGCTGCCGAGGACATAGGGCTAGTTATCTTGATCTCTGAGCCATCTTCTAAGTCCACGATAGTCAGGGTCGCAAGGTCAAGTCCGAAGGACACAACGCCCGCTAACTTTTTCTCATGGAATATAGATTGGATCGCGGGCAGGAAGTCACCCAACTCAAAGTACGAATACCCTGCGTAAGTATTCTTGCCCGATTTTTTAAGACTAGCGTTTTGCAGGGCTATCCGGGCATCCATCAGTTTGCTATATGCACTCAAGTTATTCTCCTTAGATAAACATTGCCATTATTGCTACTAGCGCAAGTAGAGCGCCACCTATTAAATCACCAAATTCGTCTTTAGTCATTTGGTTCCCGCCTTAATTAAAATATATTCTGCGTAACGGGTCTTATCGTTCTGAAGCATTATGGTGTTGATCAACCATCCCTCATTACGTAAGTTAAAAATAATGTCGGCTAGGCGTGTAGCGCGGTACAACATAATCGCCTCCCAGCTAGTGATTTTTTTCTTGGTAACTAAGTGGTGCGCTACTTTGTCAATCTTAGTGCTTGGTGC